TTGCCCTAAATCCATATTCTTCCTTAGACAGGTGTACAACCTATTTAAGAAGCTTGATATGGATTGCAAGCAGGTATATGTAGACCAAGCCGTAAAGGATTGGCTGCATATCGAGAACGAGTTGCCTCGTTCTCACCAGGACACATGGGATTCGGAAATTCCCGTGTGGTCACTACGGACCGGTCACCCTTTATGGAGTGACACGGTGGTGAACAAGGAATCGAAAGACCTCTTTGCTTTCTCCTTTAAGGATGAGCATCGGGGTCAACTCGGTTCCTTCAATAACTGGGTTCGAGGTGCATATAATGGCATCTCTTACTCTCCGGATGATCCAATTTGGAACATGTTCCGGCGGCTATGCCGCCATATGTGTTACCAACTTGGCCCTATTGACACCTGGTCGTTAAGGCCTAAGCATGGACCCGGGGCTGTCTCCGAGCGTGGAGTCATACGCAAGTATGAGTTCAACGTTTGGCCTCGGAAACTCCAGAACATCTTCCCAGCCGATTGGTTCGCATCACATGACCTTACAGATCGTTCGGTTAGTGATAAAGAGCCACCGGCTAGGATGTGCGCAGTCCCTAAGACACAGAAGGGTCCGCGGCTAATTGCCGCGGAACCTTCTGCCCATCAATGGATCCAAGGTGGAATCCAAAGATGGCTTGAGGACCGTGTCGCTGCTTCAGCCCTGGGAAAATCAATTGACTTCCGTAGTCAGTTGCCTTCCCGAGAGCTTGCGATTGAAGCAAGTTCTACTGGCCAATTTGCCACCGTCGATCTTTCATCGGCGAGCGACAGATTGAGCACGCGACTCGTGGAATGCGTGTTTGAGGGTCACCCTGACCTTCTGGACGCACTACATGCGAGTAGATCCCGTAGCCTGACAATCCCAAAAGGGTTGACTAGCTTCCACACCAGCGATGAGCTGGTGGTTTTAAGGAAGTTTGGGCCACAGGGGTCTGCGGTTACGTTCCCAGTGCAAACCATCGTTTATACGATGCTAGCGCATACTGCAGTTGCAGCTGTGCTAGGAAACTGGGGACTTCGACCCTCGGACTGGAATGACCGTGCGCAGTATATACGCGTATTCGGTGATGATATTATCATCACTGAACCAGCGGTCGGTCACCTATATCGACTTCTAGAAGAGGTCGGTTTAAAGGTGAATAAGGAAAAGTCCTTTTCTAG